CATGGTTGCTAACGTGCGGTTAAACCGCGTTCCACAAAGTAGCTTTATAGCTCCTTCAGGCAAACCTCACGATCTGACTGAAGTTCTACTACAATGTATAGAACTCATCTCATCCACCTAGGCAATACTCCACAGAATAAATTCTGCTTGAAACCTAGGGTGGAAATGAGGCTGAAGTGACATTATTAACGCCCTCACTTCTAGTAGGGCGGTGTGTGTGCTGTAAGCTGCACACAAGCTTGTGTTTAAATGGTTCCAATGTTTAAGAGCTGTGGAAGAAATCCAATGAAATAACCGAACTGAAAGTCATCGGCGCAAGCACGATAAACTTTACCACTCGACGGGACGGTTCCAGTTGTGGTCCATGAAATACCATATGGAGGTTGTGACTCATCAGCAGGGACGGTAGCTGAGCCATTATATCTACAATACACCAGCGAGCTAGGAAAATTGTTGTAATAAGGAACTGTCACATTGAAATAATGGTTTGGACAATCAGAAACATTTTCAAGTTGTCCGGAATGCTGATACTCAATCAAACCATTGACATTATTTGACAAAACAATTGTTGGTGAAATAGAATCACTTACATAAGTAGTGTCATAAGTGTTGTTACCACCTTCAAAGGGTCTCAGACAAGTGGCTGGTTGATTGGACAGTACTGATGTTTTGTCGGACATATACATCAAACGCATTCCGCCTCTGTATAAAGCAAAACCTAACGCGATATCGTTAAGGTAATCTCCTCCGTACTGTGGAGGGGCTGGTGTCAGAGATGAAATTGCCAACGGGGCAGTGAATGTAAACGGCCACAAACCGCCGACTGTAAAACTACCGGCGTCACGGTAAAGACGCTGGTATCTTAGCATAATCTGTTTTAAAGAAACAATTGCTTCTCCCACACATAAAGCAGGGCGAGCAAAATCAACAGATCCAGTGTTGGCACCTCCGATAACTTTTGCTGCAACTAATGAAGAAGGAAGTAAATCACCTCCTTGAGGTATGATTGAGCGTTGTTGTGAAGGTTCAGGTACAGAAACTTCAAAATCGTCCGCTACACCGAAGTACATCAAAATTTTAATGGAGCTCACCACTGCTGGAGGAGCTCGTAACTCGTTGAGTACAATAATTTGAAGTCTTCCAAAAACCTCCTCGAACGTAATGTAGGGTTTGTTGAAAATAAATGGCAACTCAAGAACTAATTCATTTGAGTCCCTCATATCAACAATCTCTCGCAAAATGTAAGAGGACGATGTGGTAGCTGCGGACGTTGTTGTAGCTCCGGGCATAAAGGTCACGGCTAAACGACCACTGTGATACTGAGTCTTTATGAACTTTAACACAACCCTAATTCCTCCTCTATAATACCGAAATTTCTTCGCAATAGTGATCATGGGTGGTGGAGCCAAATATTCGTAAGAAGCAGGGCCTAAATTCTGAAAAGAAAACTCGCCAATGTTCGACAAAGTCAATGGGATGTTGTAAAGACTTGTTCCGGCGGGATCAGTTACACTCCAGGGCAAATCAATTCCGAAAGTATCAAACGTCTTAAGATAAGCAAAGCTCATCTCATCAACATTAGATCCAGCAAAACCGTCGCTGACCTGAAGAGATGGGTCGGAATAATAGCTCAAAGGTTCAGCCATGTCATGTCCAATACTATGCGTCATGCCATGTGCATATCTGGATAGAATAACAGTAGTCGGCTGTTCGTTTGTGGGCTTTGACCATCCAAAAAGACCTGCAACTTTACCTACTGCTCCTGCCATCCAGGAAACAGGGGCCATAACACTTGAAAGCATAGGGACTCCAGATAAAGCATTGGCAAGACCAGATACAGCATGAGCTGAGGCCTCTAAAACACCCTTTTGGGTTGTTTTTGATTTCTCGCTCTCTGATGCTCCGATTCTAGTAGCTCTACTTTTAGACTTTCTCATTCCGTTTGGTCCCTGTGGTACAATAGGACCAGCTAGTTCAAAATCTTTAAATGACAGCCAAACAGTGTACTCAACACTCTGGGCATCTGGTGACAAAAGAGGTGATAAAACAGTAATGTAAATCTTACCCCAATCGTACACATTGTTAACCAGATCGTAATATTGAGTGGGAGCAATATAAGGAATATGTAGCTCCGCAACACCGTCTCTGCAATCTAATTCAACAGAAGGCTGAGCTGTTTTAGTGCCAAGACACCAATTGTGCATGTCTTCATACCGGGGTGGCATAGAAGCAACAAAAGGAAGAAAATGGATCAACAATCTTCCTTGATGAAATGGCATTGGATTTATTTGCACTCGAATAACGGCGGTACCTCTGCAGTATCGGAAACCTGCGAATTTCTGAGACCACATGGTGTTACCCTCTAACATACTTCCAATGCTATTATCAAAAATAATGTCGTTTTCCACTGCTGACTGTAACCACTCAGTATTTATGATTGAAACTGGTCTCTCGAAAAACTTCTGTAAATCGGAGCCAGCAATCACCTGAGCGTCTAAACTAGACGGCAGCGATACAACATTAAGGCGCTGATATGAACGCTCAGCAGCGTCTTCAACAAAAGATGTCAAATCCCGGTCGGCGGTAGTGGGATTCAATTGGTCGTTGGTTGGGTTTTGAGAACGTAGACTTGTCTCGTTCTCATTTAAAATGGCTTTTGTGTTCTCGGCAAGACTTGAGATTCATGAAGAGCGAAATCTCACTCACTCAACATATAGTGAGGTTCCTGGTTTGTTGGTGGTTAACCGCCCATACCTGGAAGTAAGTCTAAATAGACACTGGACATGATAAAATCCTCTAATGCAGCTGACAATTGTTAAGTCTCACATTTGCATTATTGCCTGAGTTCAAAAGAGGAAGTGTGAATCGGCCTAGTTTTGTGTCATCGCGGACGGGGCCCTGGCACTACGTGAGTGGCAGGGTGGGGCCTAGTTTAACGTCTATGCAGACGGTGTTTACTTAATAATATACTTCCATTGTAAGTCTATGTGCTCTCGCCGCCTCTTGTGATCTGTGGCGTGGATTGAATCCTATAATGCCTCCATGTTTTATAAACAACGGGCCATACTTGTCAAATAGCTCAGAATCATGTAATGACAGTTCATAATACATGTTCTCTAAAGTCTGCAATACATCTGCAGTCTTGCAATCGTCTTTGGTCCAGTACGGGGCCTCCAAAATTGTTTCTATGGATAAAGGGGCTAACATCCACAAGCATTTTGTGTCATACACGAACGCACGTTTCAGAAAAGTGACTTCATTGATAGATCTGTATTTCGCTACAGTACCAGTCGATTTCTCTTCATCAGTGTACGTCATACCTAAGTTTGCGTATGCTCCTGTCAACGTGTGTTGATTGACGTAGTCAATCCAATCGGCGCAAATGCTCCACATATTGTCATCGCCGAAGCAAATAAAATACGCACATTTTTCAAAGTTGTCCAAATACCTGTAATAGTCGTTATAAACGGCCACAATAGGATCGACTTGATCTTTGTGTTCTAATAGACAGCTTATACTTGCATATCTAAAGAGAATCAAATTGACTAAACTATCGACCATAGCGGTTAGGAAAATTCCTGATGGAACACTTCCACTCCACTCATAGACGATGCCGTCAATAATGTGTACAGAGTTTGCTAACTCTTCAAATAACACTTTGCGTGCAATAACATCTTCGGGATCTGCTGTAGGGGCATAAAACGCTTCGATAACATCTAAGCATTTGTACAAAACAGCGGAGAAGATACTTCCATCATAGTTGCTGAAGTCTCCTGCTCCAAGATATTGTCCAATAAACAAAAGCTTTCTTGTAATAACTTGCCATTCGGGACTCACTGGATTCATTCCAATTCCTATACCATTGTAAATTCTGTTTCCGGCAACAAATCGCGTAAAATCCATAAAGTACTTCCTGAATAATATTGTGTGCGCCAGGGGAGCTGAACTAAACATTCTCGTTTTCCCTATAGCAACTTTTTCTTTAGGACGTCTTTCATCTTTCAAACAGTCCATATAAATGCATTCTGTTCTGATTCCTTGTCGTATTTGAGAATCTATTCGCTGGACATCTTCTAGCAATATCTCACCTAAACGGCCGCAAAAAGATATCTCTTCTCCTTCGCCGAAAAAGTCTCGTTTCCCTCTTTTCTTTATATCAAAAATTAAGGGATAGCCTGGTGAAGTGCCTCTTGGTAAAGGTTCGCAATGAGGAACACCGCTTACACCAGCAATGGCTTCATCATAAGTGAATAGTCTTGCGTCCCATGGTTGATCTTCACGCTTGTACTGCTGCATAACCAAATGGGTCACACTTTCAGTGCAATCGTTAAGCAACGTAGGATTTAAGACCGGATTTCCGCGAGAATATTTCTCTCTCGCATTTTTCATAGGGTCAATCGTCTCTCCTGTAAGACTCCTAAAACATCTCAATTTTGAGGGCAAATAATCACTAGCACCCCATTTCCCGTGTAAAGGTGATGGGATAATCTTGGAATCTGTGGCTCTTCTAGCTGCCTTCATCTTCTTAATAACATTAAATTTCCCTCCTATTTGAGGAATAATTTCATCTGAAGAATCCATTGGCACTGAGACTTGAACTCCTACCATATCTAATACCTGTTTCACTCTGTCATGAGATACGTGCAGCGAATAACCGCTTACACCATCTCCCGCAACGTGAATACCTAGCATTACTGGTTTTTGTGTTCTCTGATCACATAAAAATAAAGGAACTCCACAATCTCCAGTTACCGTGGGTACATGATAACTGTACATATGTTCGTTCACAAAATCCGCGTACTTCAATTCTGGAATATATCTGATACTAACAACATGATCCACCATTGTTCCATGGCGGGGTACTACTAAGCAGCCTTCAAAGTGGTTCGGCTCCTCGTAGAGGTTGTCTGTGAAATACTCGCTAATATCAGCGGCACACGGGAATGTTTGTGGAAAAACAACAAAAGAAAGATCTAAATCATCTTCAAAATCGAAAAATCTAAGAGCGCCAATACCGAAATAATATTTGCACTCAGGAGAACCACAACGTATAATTTCTACAACGTCAGGTCTATCTTGACCGTCCTCCTCGACTTGTGTCATTTTGTGAGTAAAGTGAGTTGGAATAGTGGCTACTCGACCTTTAACAAAAACTAGATAACCCAATTTCACACCTTGCACTCGCAATTCATACATGTTCTTTCTGAACACCTTTGTCGCAAATGCAGCTGTATTAGGGTTTAATACTCCTTGTGGTCTTGTATCTCCTTTTCTGAGACGCACCGATCTTCCAGATTTCTTGGATTTCTTGGCTTCTCTTTTCTGCTTCATTGGATAGTCGCTTTGGGGACAAACGACTTTCTTAAATAATCTTATTCCAAGACCTATGGTAGCAACAGCTGCGGTTAAACCAGCAACTGCTCTCCAATTGATCGTGTCAATCATAGCTCTCAAGCTTCCAACGAACACCATTTCACCCCAGAAATACTTTCCGGGAATTTCTTTCTGAAGAGCAAAGAATTCATAGTAAAAACACTTATAATTTTCAGACATAGCATCGTTCGACGCTGCTTGTCTCATACGCTTCATAGTGGTTAATGATAATCCGTATTTTAACATTGTGTTTGTCAATTGTCTGACATACCATCTCTTACCATATCGCTCTAAAGCGGGAAAAACGTCTACATATATATTGCAATACGTCGTCCAGTATTCATCACACATCATTTTGTAAGCTTCAATTGTGAGCTCCGAAGTTGATGTGGAAAATTTTGACAACTTCAGACTATCTACAAAGTCTGCTAATCGTTTTAACGTCACTTCCGAAATTTGAGTGTTCCTTTCAGGATCCGAATCCATCCATTGACCGGGTGTCATCTGTCCTATTTTTGAAACTTCATACCTCCATTGTGAATTGAAAGGATGATTTTCATAGGGAAACCTGTCTCCTACTTGAGGATGTATGGCGACTTCCTGTGGCAAGTCGTGGAACTCTTCAATAGATTCCATTTCTACAGTTGTTGTGCTTTCATTTAAAACTGAAGTTTCGGGTTTCTCCAAAGCCTCCGCTTCGTCGGCAGCATACCTTTCAGCTACAGCAAGTTCTTTAATAAGCTGGTGCATTTCTAAAATGTCGTTTCCATGCTTGTCAATATGCTTGTAAGACTCAATGCATTCGGCAACAACGTCTTCTACACTTAATTCAATGGATTCATCGCTTTGTCCTGAATCGATATCATGTCTATAGAAGAATGCATAGTCAAAATTCCCTTTCACCACCTTCTTAGCATCCAGTTTCCTTATCCATTTTGGAAGGTTCTGGGTCTCAGCGGTGGCATACTCGCGTTTGACAAGCATCCAATACTTGCATTTCCATCTTCGGGTAAAAGCTTTCTCATCATAGAGACAGGCCAAATTGTGAAATCTGCGCCTATTGGTAGTAGCAAAAACAATTCTGCTAACAAAATTTGTTCCAGCTTTCTCCTCTAAATGAGCCATATGTAAACTGTAATTGTTGTTGTTGATAGCTCTAATGACTTCCATAAAGGCGTTGTCATTTTGTCCTGCAACATCAATGTTTTGTCCAACATCATCAAAAGCAGTTATAAACTGTCCGTGATATCCGTCGAAAAACACGTTTTCTGTAATGCGATTATAAACAAAATCGTTGTGATTTCTCAAATACGCTGGCAAACTCGTCTTTGGAAGGCAAGCGGCCGCAATTTTAATCAACATAAATGTTGCAATTGTGGTTTTGCCTGCTCCAGGAGGTCCTCCCAACATTAAACCAAAAGGTTCTATGCGGGGACCATTTCCTACAATGTTCGCTCGTTCTAATGAGGCACAAACTGGTTTCAAAAAGTTCATAGACGATAAAACCATAGCTCTTCCATCCTGACACTCCTTAGTGTTAGGAAGCTGAATGAGCAATTTCCGTCCTCTTGACATAATTTCTTGAATTCTCTTACCATTTTCAAAATCCATTGCTGCGCCTTCATCAAACTCTTTCAAAAGTGAATCAACGTCTTTGGCAAAAGATACTGCTTCAGGATGCTTAAACATTCCTTCATAATCAATATCAATATTGAATTGGTTTTTCATCCAAGATAAAAATAACCGGACTAACTCCAATATCCAATCAGCTGAAAATTCCAGCGAATCTTTTATTTTTGAAATATCCTTAATAGAGGACAAAAACTTAGTAAAGTCTTTTGTCTCTAGACCTTTTCCTGCGGCTTTGTAATAAATATAGCCTAGCAGTCCGTGAACGATCGGATGTGTTGAGAAAGCTCCGGCTTGTGGCCGGATAATGTTCTCATGCCTTTCCCAATCATCGTCTCCATGTGCGGAATCAATATCTTCTACGTCCCAAATGTCTTCTTGTGTAAACCATGGAAGAAAGCGAGAGATATCTTTATAATACCTTAAGAGCAAAAATGCAGACATAGCCCCACATATCATCTTGACATTGTGGTTTGTCTTACTTACTCTTGCAAAGGAAATCAAAAATACTACTCCTCCTACAAAAATGGCTAACTCTGTGACGTCAGATTCAGGTCCGAACATACGTTTGGCAATGGAACTGCACAATCGCTTTAATCCAATATCTGTCTCTACACTCACAGTGCTGTGGCTAAGAGCGGACATAGCTGATGCTACTGACTCTGCTGATCTTGACGTAATTCCGTCAAGACTGTGGTTGACATTAAGGCCATGGGAAAAATTGTCACCGATGGTCCGTAAAGTATCTGTAGCTTCTTCATCTACAACATGATGAACTTCAGTACCTGTGCGGAATGCTTCAATAAGAGTCTTAATTAACTCAGTTGTATCTTCATCAAGACCAATAGTTCCTAGCCCTATCTGGGGATGAATCCCTTTTCCAAATACTTGAGCGTTACAATCTTTGACAATTTGATTTCTCAAAGATCTTCTGCTCCTTCTTTTGGTGCGGGATGGTCTTTCCGTTTTGACTTTTTCTGAAATGTTCTTACTTGAAGGAATCGAACTCTCAGTTAGGTCGGGTGGAAAGAAAATACCCTTTTTATTTAATCGACGCTCTTTCACGTCTTCGAAATTTTCGACATCGATACCCATTGCTAGGTCGCTGACGTAAATTTCATTACTGTGCGTGGAAACCCACGCATAAAATGACTCATGTATAGGGCAATGTGAGGTTAAATCCATAGCAAGTGGCAAATTGCGAGATCTGTCTTTGCAGACAAAATCTTGCGAATATGCGGACTCGTTTGAACTCCTCGTAACACGCTCCATAAAATCACTAGATCTTATATCTAGTGATGGTGAAACACTTCGAAATGCCGGTCCATGTTCAATGATGCGCCTTTTCAGTTCGTCATCAATGACATATTCCGTATCGTTGTGATTCGGGTATATATCGTTTAAATTTGCAAGGTCGTTAACCTGCTTCGTTTTCTGCGTATATTCGTAAATTGTATTCATAGTTGTAATTTGTTTTTAAAAGGGTGTATCATTCTTCCAATATACCACAGATAAAATAAAGACAAAACTAGCATACATGTAGAAATGATCACAAGAACTTATTCAAGTGACCAAAAATACAAAATCCTGTGAAGGATTCCATGATAATGAGAACATTTTCTCAAAACCAAAGATAAGCCAGACTCACATTTATAAAATGTGAGAGACTGTTAATCTCTGTCTCAATTTTACCCGCT